ATCTACGAACTTCACCTTCCAGATCTTCTGGAAGGAGGCCTCGATGCTGTGGTCTGAGGTCACGTTGGAGAACGTGTAGTCTTCTCGGGCCCCAACGCTGCCGCCGTCTACGAGGACGTCCTTGATGCGCCAACCGTCATTCGCGGAGACCCTGTAGCCCTTCGACTCGCCCGAGGACACGAGAGATGCCCCGTTTGGGCTAATGGAGCCACCTTCGCCGGCCTTTGCCGAGATGGTGAATGGGATGTTAATCGTGAAGTCCCATCCTGAGGTTGTCTGGGCACTGCCGCGGAATGTCGTCTCGGTTGACGTGATGCGGTGGATGCCGCCTCCTCGAACGGAAAACGTCGCCTCCTCCGAGATTGACTCGTGAAGATACGCCCTTGAGTTCCAGTCCTCTCCGATGAACGCGCACCTCGTGCCGTTGTCATAGAGCGTCTTGGTGGTGGTCCAGAAGATTCCACTGCTGGACGCCTTGTTGTACATGGTTGTCTTGACCGTGACGCTGACCGACCCGTCTGGGTTCGCCTGGGGAGAGATGTAGTAGGAGCACGTTTGGAGTATGTAGGTGGACTCGCTGCGCTTGACCTCGACCCAACTGCCAACCTGAGACGTCTGGGCTGCGAGCAGAGACATCCTGCTGATGCCTCGCGATTGCTCTTGAGGCAAGGTGACGACGATGTCGCCGCCAAAGGATTCGATGTCGTCGGCAAACGCGGTTGTGGGACTCAGTACGAGCGTGCTCGCGGCCATTCCCGCGAGCAAAAGCGTGCGAGCTCGTCTGAGGGGCGTGGTGCTAGCCATGTCTCCTCCTCGCAAGCGTCAAGGCGGCAACGGCGAGGCAGATGATGGCGCAACCGCCAACGATGAGCCACCAGGCCTGGTCTCCCACGCCGGTTTGCGCGAGCGCGCTGGCCAGGTTTGGCGCATCTTGCTCCAGCCTACGAATGGTTACCTCCGTGCTCCCATCAGAGGCCATGGCCCGACAGGGTGCCAGCCCGGTGCCGAGTGCGCTCAGGATGGCGACCCGGCTGACCGCAAGCCTGGTGCTCATGAGAGATCACCGTCTGCCGGGGCTCCGTTCTGGACCGCCGCATGCGCGCCGGGGGCAACCGTGAAGGTGACGGTTCCGATGTGAACAGGCGAGCTGATGTCCTGCGTGACCCTCCCAACGTTGCCCGCCGTCTCAAGAAGGATGTCGTCTGTGCTGCTGTCATCGCTGTAGTAGGTCATGTTCCAGAGGGGGTCGGTAATGGCCGTGCCGGTTTCGGCTACGGCGGCGGAGGCTCGGACCATGGAACCCTTGGGACCAAGCAGCCAGTCGATGGAGTTGTCGGCTCCGTTGACGTCGGATGAGTGGCTCCAACCGTTCTCGCTGCTGACCTTGACGTTGGTCACCTTGAGGCCAAAGGCGGAGAGGTTCTCGATCTTTGTGGCCTCTGGGCTGGGACCGGTGAGGGTTCCGTCGCTCGCCGCCACGAACGGAATGACGGTCGGGACCCTGAACCTGAGGTTGGCATCGCTTGCGACCACGGTCACGAGCGTCGTGTTCTCGCCCACGCGCTCGCCTTCCTCGGCGAGCGCCGCGGCAGGGGCTGCGACAAGACCGAGTGCGAGCGACAGCCCGGTAAGCAGCGCGCCCGCTCGCCCTACGCAGCGATGGACTGTGGCATGGTCGATTCTGTCGGAAAACTGGGACCTGGTCGTTCTGAGCATAGGATTCTCCCTTCTTTGGGCACGGCCCGTCGCGAGCCGTGCGGTTGCATGAATGCAAACGGGCGCCAGCTACGTTCCGGACGTCTCGGCAGCCCCCGATGTCTCGGCCTCGCTCACGACGCTCACCTGGACCGCGGTGGGCGAGCCGTGGTCGCTCTCTCCATCAGGCTCGACCGCCTGGACCTCGATGACTGCCTCTCCCTCGCGCACGTCGTCGACGCGCACGGCGTCAATCCTCTCGCCTGGCTCTATGGCCTGGCTTTCGTAGATGACCTCATCGCCCTGCGTGAGCGTGAACCGCTGGTTGAACTTGTTGCTTCGGTCGTTCTCGAAGCCAACCGTCAGCACCCCCGAGCTTGAGAGGCGAGGGGAGGGCAGCACGCTCACGGTCATCATGTTGTCCTCGACCTCCTGATTGAGCTCCGCCTGGATCTGCTCGCGCGTCTTTCCCTCCTGGGCCCGGCCGAGAATGGCGCCGGCGAACCCCCGGTTGCCAAGCAGGCTTGCGGCAAGTACCCCGCCGCCGGCGAGAACCGCGATGAGGGCAGCGCAAAGGATGACCTTTCTTGCGTGATCTGCCTTGGGAGCGCTTGCGCGCTTGAAAAACGGGCGTCTGCGCTCGGGAATCCTCGATTGGCCGGCTCTCATCGGACGGCCAATCTCGCCGAGTCAACGAGGGGCATGGCCATGGCCCAGGCCTCGGGACGAGCGCGCCAGCTCTGCTGGTCGCATGCGGGTGCAGCCGGCCCAAACAGGCATGCCATCGCGCTGCCCGCGCCACCCTCTTGCCGGCTCTTGTGGCCTCCGCGTGTACCTGCCTCGACTGTGGGCCGCCTGATGCTCCTGACGTCTTTGCTCATAAGGGCTCCCGTCTACGATTCCTGCGTGGATAAGCAGGTTACGGGGCGGGCCCAACGCAAATCATGCCGGCGCCAAACGCAAACCTGACACGCGAGGTCAGCGCGTCGTCATATCCAAGCGATGACCAAGACGTGTCGGTGAGCGCCTCGCCTGTCTCCCCCAACGGCTCCGCGGCGTCTGGTTTTTCTCGTAACCAGGGCGCGCGTTCGTTCGATTTGCCCCTTCGCTTGCTCAAATTGGGGTGGCTCGTTACACTGTTCTTCACGCTTGCGGGTCAAAACTGGACTCAGAGCGCATATGCGGGCATCGCCAAGTGGTAAGGCAACGGCTTCCCAAGCCGTCATTCGCGGGTTCGAGTCCCGTTGCCCGCTCCAGAAGATAAGGGCCCCGGCATCGAATGGTGCCGGGGCCTCGCTGTGACCATCAGCCCGGCTCCGTGTACGGCTATGACTTCTATCGGCGAGCGGTTCGCGCGACTACTAAGGCCCTCTGGTGGGTAACAAGCCCATGCCGCGATGCGGTACGAGACCATCAAGCCCGGGAGCTTGTCTCCCGTTCAGGGAAGGAAATCCCATGAGTCACATTCCCATGAGCGACTCCGAGTGCGAACTTGCCATGAGCCGCCTTACCCCCAGACTTCGCCAGTATGCCGAGCTGCTCGTGCGGCGCGGCGTCGCCATTCAGTCGGGGCAGGAGCTCGTGGTGACGGCTCCTGTCGAGTCGGCCCCGTTCGTGAGGATCGTCGTGGAGGAGGCGTACAGGGCGGGCGCCGGTCACGTGACGCTCATCTGGGGCGATGACGAGATCAGCCGCCTCGAGTATGACAACTGCCCCGTCGAGCGATTCCAGGAGCTGCCTGCTTGGAAGGCCGAGCAGATGAACTCGCTCGCGCGCGGGGGCGCCGCCTTCCTGTGGATCGACGGTGAGGACCCCGACGCCCTTCTCGGCATCGATCCGGCAAAGCCCGCGGCCCGCGCCGTTGCCTCGCATCGTCAGTGTGCGGACTATCGCCGTGGCTTGGACTTTGGCGTGAATGCCTGGTGCATCGCCGGCGCGCCCGTCCTTGCCTGGGCCCGCAAGGTCTTCCCGGACTACTCGGACGCCGAGGCAATCTACCGCCTCTGGGTTGCCATTCTCGACACGGCCCGCGTGACCGGCGATGACCCGGAGAGCGAGTGGGAGACGCACAACGCAACCCTCAAGAAGAACAAGCGCAAGCTGAACGACAGTCACTTTGACGCGCTGCGCTACACGTCCTCCAATGGCACCAACCTCGTGGTGGGAATGACGCCGCACCACCTTTGGGAGGGTGGCTCGTCCACGACGAAGGCGGGCGTCACCTACTTCCCCAACATGCCCACCGAGGAAGTCTTCACCTCGCCTGACCGCAATCGCGTGGAGGGAGTAGTCCACTCAGCACTGCCTCTCGTCCATAACGGCTCGGTGATTCGCGACTTCTGGCTGCGCTTTGAGAACGGCGAGGTCGTTGACTACGGTGCGGAGCGTGGTCTGGACGTCCTGCGCAACATCCTTGAGACCGACGAGGGTGCACGCCACCTCGGCGAGTGCGCGCTCATCTCGAAGAACACACCCATTCGTCAGAGCGGCCTGTTGTTCTACAACACACTCTATGACGAGAACGCAAGCTGCCACCTGGCGTTGGGCATGGGGTTTCCCGAGTGCTACGAGGGCGGCCTCGACATGGACAAGGAGACGCTGCTTGCGCATGGCGTCAACGAGAGCGCCCAGCACGTCGACTTCATGATCGGTGCCGATGACCTGGACGTCACGGGTATCATGGCCGACGGCACGGAGGTGCCCGTCTTCGTCCATGGCCAGTGGAGCTGGGAATAGCCGCGCACCGCTCGCGGGCGGCAATCATCCGCTAGAATTGAGCAGGTGCGCACGCGTGGCGCCAGTAACATCGCGCCGTTAGCTCAGTTGGTAGAGCAGGGGACTTTTAATCCCAAGGCCCAGGGTTCGAGACCCTGACGGCGCACCAGAGAAAACGCAGGCCGGAGGGCGTGAATGCTCTCCGGCCTGCTTCGTTTCCGACAATCGCGTGGGACGAAATGGGGCGAAAGTCGGTTTTCAACAAACTAACGGACGCTAGCAGCGGCCCCCGGCACATGTCGACCCCTCCCCGCCAGAAGGCGGGGAGGGGTGTCGCACCTATGTCGCGCCTAGGGCAAGGCGCCCTCGATGACGATGTGAGTCTCCGCCTCGGTTGCGGGCGGGTCCGTCACGACGGGCCTGAGGTCCGAGTCGGGGCCGGACGCGCCGGCGGACAAGGTCTCCGCGAACATGACGGCCCACAGCGCGAGCTCGAGCGCCAGGAAGGCGAGCAACACGCCCAGGACGCGCCGCACCACTAGCCCACCCTCACGAGGTAGTCGTCGGCCTCGGGCTTGCCCGTGGCCCTGCCGACGGCGACGTAGCGCTCCTTGCCGCTCGTGGCCCCGATGTAGCGGCCCCAGATATAGCCGTCGGACGACTTGTACCAGTCATCGAGCACGACGGTCTGGCCCTTGTGGTAGCTGGCCACGACGGAACCGGAGAGGCCCGGCGCGTCGCGAACGTTGAGCGTGTCCACGGTGCAGCGGTAGGTGCCGCCGAAGTCCTCGGTCGTCTCCTTCGCTGGGGGCTGTGCCTCAGTGGGAGCAGCCGGCGCGCTCGACGCGGTGATGCCGAAGACCTCGAGGTAGACCCTCGCGATGTCGTCCACGTGCTCGTTGAAGTAGGCGAGGTCGACGTCGCTGTCGATGAAGCCGTTCTCGACGAGGCGGTAGTTGATTCCGCGGCGCGCGGCGCGGTTGACGTTGGCGAGCTCTGAATGGTGCACGATCTTCTCGGCGCGGCCCGGCATCATGGCCGAGAGCCTGTCGGCCAGGGCGCGGTCGTACTCGTCAGCCGCGAAGCCGGACTTGATGATGACGTGGGCGCCGTGCGCACCCTGCACGCCGGAGGCGTCCATGTGCAGCTCGACCACGGGCGCCGAGGTCTCGAGGCGGCTGATCCCGCCGTCGCGGTACCAGTTTCTGGACGTGTCGCCCAGCTCGACCTCGGAGCCGCCGAGCGCCTTGATGCGGGCGGCGAGGGCGCGCACGCGCTCTGCCTCGGTGTAGCCGCCGCCGTCCGCGCCGGGGTCGCCGGCGCCGTGGCCGCAGATGACGAAGAGCTTGGCCATGCTAGTCCTCTCCTCCCTCGTGAGACGGTCCCGGCTGCGCGCCGCCAACCTCTGGCAGGTCGGTCGCGACGCTGGTCAGCAGCGACACGACGGCCGCGACTCCCGCCACGCTCGCGATCTGCACCCAGTCGAGGTCCGTGAATCCGACGCTCCCGGTTCCGATGAGCGCCACCGCCGTCTGAGCAGCCGTCTTGACGGCGCGGGTGAGGGCCGCGACGGCCCATTCCTCGTACTTCTCCATGCCTAGTCCTCCGAATCTCCCCTGATGGGGGCCTCGATGATCTCCTCGAAGTAGTGCGTGCCTGTGCCGTTGCCGCCCATGCCGTGGTAGGCGTCGTAGACCTGCGTCGCCTCGCGCTTGACCCAGTCAGGGCACCCGGCACCGCTCACGACGTAGCGCTCGTGGAGGTCCACGAGGCGGCTTCGCAGTATCGCCCGCGTGCCCTCCTGCATCGCGTCCATGACCTTGTGCAGGCGCATGAGCGCGCCCGCGAGGGCCGCGAGCGCCACCGGCACGGCCCACCTGACTGCCGCGTCGGCCAGTTGCTCCATCAATCCCCGTCGCTCCCCTCTCGCCGCGCCGTTGGCGCCGTCCGCCATTCCGGCAGACCTTAAGCCGCCCGTAACGCGGAGGAATCCCCGACGCTTCCGGTGGCGCGCGCCGCCGGGGCGCGTGGGATTTCCTGCGTCGGAAGGGGACCGAGATGCTGTTCGAAGAGGCCGCGCGCGAGTACATGGACGACAAGGGGAGGCGCCTGCGCGCCTGCACCCTCGCGGGCTACGAGTCGGCGCTCGCGCTGCACGTGCTGCCGAGGTGGGGAGGGGTCGAGCTCGAGTCCATCGCGCCCGAGGACGTCCAGGCCTGGGTCGACGGGTTCGAGCTGCCGGGTGCCGCAGAGAAGGCGTACAAGACCCTGCGGCAGGTCGTCCGGTGGGCAATCCGGCGTCTCGGCGTGCGGATGTACGACCCCGCCGCCGCCGGCGTCGAGCTGCCGCGCAAGGCCGCGCGCCGCCCGCGAACGATGGAGGCGGGACAGGTGCGCTCCTACCTCCGCGCCCTGTGGGGCCACGAGTGCGAGGCCGTCGCGATCTGCTCGGTGACGCTCGGCCTTCGGCGCGGCGAGGCCTGCGGCCTCAAGTGGTCCGACATCGACCTTCGCACGGGCGAGGTCCGCGTCAGGCGCTCGCGGCAGGTGGTCCATGGCCGCGAGGTCGTGGAGGCGCCGAAGACGGAGCGCTCGGCAAGGTCCTGCTGGCTCCCCCGCTTCGCCGTGAGGCGTCTGCGCGCGCTGCGCAGGGGCCGCTCGGGCTGGCTGTGCGAGCTGTCGCCCGACGCCGTGGCCCGGCGCATCCGGTCGGCCTGCCGCCGGGCGGGCGCGGCCTGGACTTCCATGACGGAGTGCCGCCACACGTGGGCCACGCTCGCTGTCGAGGCTGGCGTGGGCATCGAGACCGTGGCCATGATGCTTGGCCACACCGACATAGGCACGGCCTACGAGCACTACATCGTTCCGAGGCCGCGCATCTGCAAGGACGCGCAGCGCGAGGTCGAGCGGCTGCTCCTCAACGGGTAGGGCATTCCGTATCCCGGGCATTCGACGTGTCGAAAGACCAATACCTGTACAAAAGCGACAACGATGGCGGCTTCGTTTTTTATCGGCGCGTCGGCATCGTCGTCGAGATGTTCTGGAACTTCAGCCAAGTGAGCACGACGAAGTGGACGGCGGGCAGGCTACCGACAGACTATCGCCCTCATTCCGGCGTCATGGAGCCGGCTGTGATTGTTGACTCATCCTACTTACTTTCCAACAACACCGCTAATGTCGAGGTCAAGGCCGACGGCTACGTCACCTTCTCCTGCTCGTCAGCGGTTGGCGGTGGACGCAACATCGGCCACTCTGTCTGGATTGCCGCGTAGCATTCCGTATCCCACGTCGAAGTGGGCAACCAGAATCGCATCGCCTTCACCCCTTCGGCCGACTGCGACGTGCTCGTGCTGTGCGCGGCCTCGGGCATTTGGGGCTACGGCGGCGGCACTGTGACGATGAGCGTGGATTGCCCGCAGCTCGGGGTCGTCTCGAAGCACGTCGGCAAGTTCTCGGGCGGCAACACGGAGTCACACCAGCTCGTATTCTGGGGCGTGTTCCGCGGTGCCAAGGCTGGCGTGACCTACAGCTTCGCCGTCTCGTCGAGCGGTTCGCCGCAGGGTGACACGGGGATCACCGCTCTGTGCATGGCCGTACACCTCTAGCGGGTGCAGCAGACGGGCCCGTCCTCGTGACGGCGGGGCCTAGCGCGCCATGTACGTGAGCGTCCCGTCAACGTTCTGCCCCACCGGGACGATGTTGTCGCGCGCGAGGAGGTTGAACTCCCCCTCGGGAGTGGCCATGACGATTGCCGTCGCAGGCTTCGCGTACACCGCCGCCGTGACGGCCCCGCTCGGACGGTATCCAGGCGGTATCGTGCCCATCGTCATCTGCGTGAATGGGCTGATGGGCGAAGCGACACCGACCCCGAGCATGTGCACCACGACGAGTTTCCCGAAGTGCTCGGCCCAGATTTGCCCGTAAGCTACGTTTCTGATGCTCATGTCGAGCTTTCCGTGGGATACGGAATGCTATGCCGCGTGGATGCCACGTTTCCGGCAGCTTGGTAGCATTCCGTATCCCTGTACGGCACTGACTACTGGCATGTCGGCGTCGTTGGCGGCATGGTATGCGTCACCGCTTACAACGTGGTTCTTAGCTCGGCCTCGTGGACCGAGGTCGTGTGCAAGTACACCATCCCGGAGGAGTACAGGCCCGGGACGAACCACGTCGCTCCCTGCGTCAACTATTCGGCCCCGGTTTCAGACTCGTCGCTGTGGGTCATGACCGACGGGACGATCAAGGTCCAGAATCTCGGCGGTGTGGGAGTCGGCGCGGCGCGCTACGGCACGCTCACGCATCCAATCGGGTTGTGATTCCGTATCCCAGACTCAATCGTTCTCGTCAGGTGGGGTCTCGGCGGCTCGCGTCGGGCGGGTCTGCACCGTCTCGGCGACGCTGTCTACTGCCTCGGTCGCCATTCCAGCCTGGTCGTCTGGCGTCGTTGCCACACTCCCGGAAGGCATGAGGCCGCCAGCGACGATAGGCGGCTCCGCGTTCGTCGAGACCAGCGGGAATTCGATTGTGCCACTCGCCATCGAACACAGCGGCTCCGTCAGAGTATTGACGCGAGCTGAGACTATCACCAAGACCACGCTGATGTCGTTCTCGGTCACATACGCCGTCTAGGCGACGAAGCAGACCTGGCCGGAGAAGTCGCCTGCCGCCTTGCTCGTGCAGTAGACCGTTCCGTCCGCGTGGACGGAGACGTAGCCCGCCGAGCTGCCGTAGGAGATGGCTCCCACGACCTCGCGGGACGGCTTCACCGGCAGCTTTCCGGCGGTGCGGACAACTCCGGCCTGGATGGTCATGTTCTGGATCTGGAGCACATACAGCGGCCCGAAGCGGTACAGGTAGCCTCCCGGGAACGGCTGCTCTCCTCCCTGGGATACGGAATCCCCGAGGGTGGCGAGCGGGGTCACGGGCTCGAAAAGTCGAACGGGCGTTCCTGCGTTGATGCCGTTGAGCGGGATGCGCCAGAGCCTGAGGTCGTTCGCGGTCGTGTTGGGGTCGGCGGGGGTGCCTGTGGTGGGCGTGCCCTTGATTACGACTGGCGTGATGCTCTCGATGCCCGCGCTGGTCTTGGCGTAGCGGGCAACGACCAAGTCATTGCGCTTCTGTCCCTGGGTGCCCGATTGGATGGTCAGCGATGTCGAGGCTTGGTTCCAGAAGCGCTTGCCGCCGACCATGCCCACGCCCGTGCCGAGCGTCGCGGTGTTCGCGCTCGCCATCGTCAGCGCGAAGTCGTTCCCGTACTCGAGCACGCAGTCGGCCTTGCCGACGGTCGCGGTGTTGAGCGCGGCCAGGTCGTCCGAGCTGATGTGCTTCGTGCCCGTCATGCCGTCAACGATCTCGAATGCCATGCTACTGCTCCTTCGCGTTGCTCATGAACTGCTGGAACTCGCCGTCGTGCTTGGCGGTCAGCTTCTTGTACTCGTCCGTGCAGCTTTTGCAGAGCAGGCGGCTCGCCTTGCTGCCGTACTGGTCGAACCGCTCGACCTCGCGCCAGTCGTTGGCGGCCGCGCTGTTCGCGGCGAGGTATGCGTCAGCCCCGCATCGGTCGCAGACGTAGTGGGTGATTCCGTCAGTCTTCGCCATGTCCTTCTCCCTTACTTCGTCCTCAGCCACGTGTGCGGCCCCACGCTCGGCTGCCTCGTCCACGTGCCGCCGATGCCGTTCGGGTCGAACCCGTTGGTCTCCACGTACTCGCCGACGCGGTGGGCCATGAGCCACATCATGTTCTGGTCGGTGGTGTCGAGGATGTGCTTCCAGCCGTCCCACGCGGAGCCGGATGTTCCCCGGCGCCAGTACATGTCCGCACCGACCACCGCCACCTGCTTCGGGTATCCGCCCAAGGCGTCGGTCCACGGCGTGAGGGTCACGAGCACGCCGTAGGTATCGCCAGTCAGCCCGATTACGTCTACATACTTGAACTCGACCACGGTTTCTTTCGGGTGGTTCTCCATGTACCAGCTCGGCGGCCTGTTGTCGTTCCTCGTGTCTGTGATCTTGCCGCCGCTCGGCCCCTGCGGCCCCGTCGGCCCCTGCGGCCCCGTGGCACCCTTCGGGCCCTGTATTCCCTGAGGCCCCTGCGAGCCTGCGGGGCCAGTCGGCCCCGTGGGGCCTTGCTTGCCGGTGGGGCCCTGCGGCCCCGTGGCACCCGTCTCGCCCTTCGGCCCCTGCGGGCCCGCGGCCCCCGTGGCCCCTCGCGCTCCCGCCGGCCCCTGCGGCCCCGTCGCGCCAGTGTCTCCCTTCGGCCCCTTGACGTTGCCCACTAAGTATCTCGCCATCGTCACTCACCCGTCTCGTAGTAAAGCTCGCCAGTGTCCGCGTCGTATGAGAATGGCGGCGCGGATGCCCCGTCGGCGGCGTGCGCCCACAGGTTGCCGTCGACGTCCACCGAGAGCGAGAAGAAGCCAGACAAAGGAGCGGTCACGCCCGAATCGCCCCGCTCGCCCTTCTCGCCCTTCGGCCCCTGGATGCCCTGCGGGCCGCGCTCGCCCTGCTCTCCCTTGACGCCCCGCGGGCCGGTCGCGCCGGTCGCGCCCTTGGCGCCCGCGGCCCCCGTGGCGCCCTTCGGGCCTTGCGGGCCTTGCGGGCCCGTGGCTCCCGTGGCGCCCTTCGGGCCTTGCGGGCCGATGGGGCCCGACGCGCCGGTCGCGCCGACGGGGCCTTGCGGGCCGACGGGGCCCTGCTCGCCCCTCACGCCCGTCGCGCCGCTCATGTCGGCGATGAGCGTGTAGCCGCCCGCGCCCTTCACGTACAGCTCGGCGTTGTGCGGGTCTTCCACGTCCGAGCCGATGACCGCGAAGCCGCCGACCTTCACGCCGTCGGCCTTCCACCCCGCCTGCATCGCCTCGTAGCTCGCGTACACCTTCGAGATGGAGAATCCCTCGCCGGTCTCGCCCTTTGGGCCTTGGACGCCCTGGATTCCCTGCGGGCCGCGTGGCCCCGCCTCGCCCCGGATGCCCTGCGGTCCTTGCTTCCCCTGGATTCCCTGTGGGCCTTGCTCACCCTTCTCGCCCTGCAAGCCCTGGGGACCGGTGGCGCCCTTGGGGCCCTGCGGGCCTATTTCGCCCTGCGGGCCTGCGTCGCCCTTCTCGCCCTGCAAGCCCTGGGGGCCGCGCTCGCCCGCGGCGCCCGTCTCGCCCCTCGGGCCTCGCATGCCCGTGGCCCCGCGCGGGATGCCGAGCGAGAGCGTCTTCTTGAGGCCCTCGCCCGAGAGCGACGCGGTGGCCTCCGCGCCCTCCGCGAGCGTTGACACCCCGCCCATGGCGATGCTGGCCTGCGCCCACGTCTGCAAGGAGTCCGAGGCGTCGGTCGCGGCCCTGTCGGCCTTGGCCTCCACGGCTTTCAACGCGGCGGAGTCCACGTCGGCGTTGAAGGTGTAGCCCTCGAGCGCCAGACCTTTGCCCGCGAGGTACGCGTGCCCGCCGCCGCTCTCGGCGTTGCCGCTGCTGCTGGTCTTCGTGGTGGTCTCGCTGCCGACCTCGTAGCTGTACGTCGCGACGCCGCGCGAGACCTTGACGATCTTCTTGGCCACGGTGGCCGAGACCGTGCGCCCGTGGGCGTTGTCGCGGGCCGAGATGACGTCGCCCACGTCCACGTCTATGTCCTCGTGCGCGTCCACCTCGACGCTGCCTTTGGTCTGGTACTCCTGGAGCTTCTTTCGGCCATCCTCCTCCAGCTTCGCCTCGTCGGCGTTGCTGTAGTCGTACAGTGCCGTTATCTCGTCCACGCCGAAGAGGCTCTGGGTGTGCGAGACGTTGCCCGCGGCGTCGGCGTAGAAGTGGACGACCGAGCGGTTCTCCAATTTGCCCGTACCAGCGCACACCAGGTGGTTGACGCAGCGGTGAACCGAGGTGAGCGTGAAGTCGAGCAAGTCGGAGTCGACCTTGTTCGCATAGTCCACCGCGGGAGGCAGCGAGATCTCCACCTTGCCGCCCTTGCGGCGCATCGCGACCTTGCGCCCGTTGGCCTTCGCCATGGCCTTGAGGCCGCTGTATCCGTCCGCGAATCGGTCGAAGGTGTAGCTCACCGACGTATCGTCCACGGCGACCGAGAAAAGCCCGGAGAGCCCCATGCGCTCGATGAGCGACGCGAGCACCTCGCCCGCCTTGCCGCTCACCGACAGGTAGCCGCTGCTCAAATCGGGCAGAAGCCTCTTGCCCGCCAGGATGCCGTGCCAGGTGCGCCCCCTGCACAGAATCGAGCCGGATGCCTCCCTGCCAGCCTCGTAGCTCGCCTGGTCGATGACCCCGCCGTACTCGGTGCCGTCGATGTAGACGAATTGGCCCTCTTCGGGGGCCTCGCCCGCGCGGGCCTCCAATTTCAGCGCGTTCTCGTCGCTGCCGAAGGCTATGTCGAGCTCGAATTCCTCGATTTCGCGGACATCGCCAACGGTCGAATCATGCACCACTAAGACCATGCGGGCTCGCCCTCCTCCTCGTACAGAGTCAAGTCGAAGCCGAAGCTGTTGTCCCACGAGATTTCGGACGTGCCGACGGGCACGCGCTCGAAGACGTACTCGCCGGAACCCTCGCCGCTGCCTCGGTGCGCCTTGCCGAATGCGTCCGTCGTGGAGCCGTCCGCCGCAACCACGGTGACGGTTCGCCGCAACGGGTCTATGTCCATGTAGCCGCCATCGGGGACGGTCACGTCCACCTGGTACAGGTTGCCCGCCAGGCGCACGGAGGGGTTGACCGCAGGCCCGTACACGACGAGCTTCGCGGGACTGCCCGAGTATCCCGGGTTGATGACGTATTGCTGCGGCGGGGTCGCGCCCAGGTCGTACGGCAAATCGTGCGGCAGGTCGAGGAACTCGTAGTCCGCCGAACCCTGCACGGGCGCGAACGCCGTCGTAACCCCCCTGCGCCACACGCCGTCGAGCAAGACCAAGGTGAGCTTGGCCGCGAAGAAGCCGCCGCCGATGCCGTCCACCTCCGAGGCCACCACGAAGCAGCGCTGGAACCAGCCCTCGACGCGCAAGGTTCCTGGCGTCCCCTTCTGCATGTCCGCGTCGGCGCAGCGGCGGAACGCGTCCGCCTGCGCCATGTCCGCGAAGAAAGCCTTGAATGAGGCCTTGCGGGCACCGCGCGAGGCCGTGGCCAGCGCGCGATACCCGAGCTTGTAGTCCCATTCGCGGCTGAATAGTTCGTTCGGCTGGCCGACGTACACGCCAGAATTGAGCGCGACCGATACCCCCGCGCTCGATTCGTAGCGAATATCAAGCATACGCAACCGCCTTTCTCGCCTTGCGCCCGAACTCCGATTCGCCCATCACGGGCGTGAACTCCGCGATAATCGCGGGGAGGTTCTCGGCTAGCCACTCGACGACCGACGCCGACGCCGCCGCGCTGCGGACGTCGGGCGCGTCCATCTGGACGCTGCCTGCCTCCGCGACGGCCGCCATGGCGCGCTCGGTCGCCCCGAGCGGGAGGCCCGCGTTCTGGTCGATGCCGATGCGCATGCCCTCCATGGTGAAGTAGCCGAACTTCTTGAACAGCTTCGACGGCGACGCGATGCCCAGGATGTGCTTCGCGAAGTCGATGGCGTTGCCGATTGCGTTGCCGATTGCGTCCCTGACCCTGCCGGCCGCGCCGGTGATGCCGTTCACGATGCCGCCGATGATGTTGCTGCCGATGCTGCCGAGCGTGCCGGGGATCGCGGCGAGCCCGTCGCGCAGCCTCGCACCGAAGGTCGACGCGGCGCTCTGCGCGTTCGCGGCGAACTGGCCGACCCACCCGGCGACGGTGGAGATGGCGCCGGAGAGCCACCCGCCGATGGCGCCCGGCAGCTGCGAGAAGAAGCCCACGATGCCGCCGAGGAACCCGGAGCCGATGCTGATGGCGCCCTGGACGAGCGACGCGCCGAACGTGCCGACGGCCGCGATGACGCCGATGACGAACGCGCCGATGGTCTGTCCGACCTGCATCACGATGTCGACGATGGCCAGGAACGCGCCCGTGACCATGTCGCGGCAGCCGCCCGCGTTGGTCGCGAGGGCGACGATGACGGCCACGACGGCGGAGATGCCCGCCACGACCAGCGTCGCGGGCGAGGCGATGAGGCCCAGCGCCGCGCCGAGCGTCGCCATGACCGGCTCGCCGGCCGCGATGGCCCCGACGACCATGCCGACGACGTCGGCCACGGGGCCGAGGGCCGCGACGAGGCCGGTGACCATGCCGACGACCGAGGTGATGGCCTGGAACGCGCCGAAGCCCGCCGCCACGGTCGCGAGGACCGGGACGATGCCGTCGAGGTTGGAGACGAGCCAGGAGATGACGTCGGCGACGGCCTGGATGACCGGCGCGAGCGCCGACGCCGCGGCCGAGACCGGGCCGGAGATGTCGGAGGCGAGCCTGCCGACGGACTCCATGGCGGCGTTCGCCGCGGGCCCGATGCCCTGGAACACGTTGGCGACCGTCTCGCCGAGGCCGGACGACGCGATCGCGCCGCCGATGTCCGCGAGGCCGTCGAGCAGCGTCGAGAACGACGCCGGCAGCGCCCCGCGCAGGCCCTCGACGGTGGACTCGAACATCGAGCGCATCGAGTCCGCGACGACCGGCGCCAGGCCCTGGATGACCGACGGCAGGCGCGTGATGGCCGTCACGACGATCTCCCCGAGGCGCGGCACCAGGTTCGAGGCCGCCGTGATGGCGGAGTCGACCAGCTCGCCCGTGAGCGCGTCGATGTCCGCGGAGTCGTCCGCGAGGCCCGTCACCCAGTTCTCCCAGGCGTCGCGCGTCATGTTGATGCTTCCCTCGATGGTCGTCGCGGCCTCTCGCGCCGTCGTGCCCGCGATGTTCTGCTTCTGCTGGACCAGGTCGATTGCGTCGACGATGTCCGAGAAGCTGCCGATGCTCAGGTCGCCCGCGAGGCCGATGCTCTTGGCGTACTCGTTGGCGTCGTCGATGAGGCGCTGCATCTCCTCCTTGGTGCCGCCGTAGCCGAGCTTCAGATTGTCGAGCATCGTGTAGTTCTGCTTGGCGAAGCCCTGGAAGGCGTTCTGCACGTCGGTCATGTCCGTGCCGAACGTGTTGACGTTGTCGCTCATGGCGACCATGGCCTTCTGGGCCTGCGCCGCCGCCTTGACGGTGTCGCCGCCGAGCGAGTTGATGAGCGCCGCCGAGAAGCTGGTTGCCTGCTCCATGTACCGGTTCGCGCTCATGCCGCAGGTCTTGTAGGCACCGCGCGCCTGGTTCAGCATCGTGGTCTGCGCGTTCTCGAGCTCCTGCCACTTGGCCCGCGCCTCGTCCGTGGTCTGGCCCACCGACGCCGCGTACTCCTCGAGGCCCTGCCCCATGTTGCCGAACAGCTTCTGCATGCCGCCGACGTTCTGCTCGTAGGCCGCGTAGCCGTCGAGCGACGCCTTCGTCAGCACGCCGACGCCGGCCGCAGCGGCCGCCGCCGCGCCAACGGCAGCCTTCGCCGCCGTCGCGAGCGCGCCCCTGGCCCTGCCGCCGATCTCGCCAAGCGCCGGCGTCGCCTGGTCGTCGACGCCTACCTTGATCATGAGGTCTAGCAGGTTCACCCGGTTACCTCCAATCCAATCCTCCCGATGACGTCGGCGGCTATCTCGTCGCCGCCGCGCCGGTCCTCGCGCGGCGCGGGCCCCATGACGCGCGACAGCACCTCGCCGTACGAGCGCGTCAGGCACCTCCCCTGCGGCGCGAGCCTAAGCGCCTCGGACACGTACGCCCGCCACGCCTCGTCCCTCGCGTGCGCCCTGTCCCGGGCGCGGACGTAGCAAAGGAACGGGCGCACACGCCAGACCCCGACGTATGCGCCCATGTACTCCCAGAGCCTGTCCTCGCCCTCCAGGGCTAGGCGAAAAAAGAGCCGAAGAGCTCCCGGAGCTCGCCGCCCTCGCCGAGGGCCGCCACGAGCGCGCGCGTGTCCGCGGCGAACTTGGCCGGCGTGAAGCAGGCCTCGTACTCCTCGACGGTCTGGCCGTCGAGGGCCGCGAGGACCATGTAGGCGTCCGTGACGTTCTCCTTGAGCACTCGCGGCAGGAACTTGGCGATGACGCCCATGCCCCACTCGGCCGCCGCCTCGCGGTCCTCCGACTTGCCGGCGCCAGCTGCCATCTCGGCGACGATGTCGGCGCCAACCCCGCCGTTCGCGACGTGGTCGATGGCCTCGCCGATGAGCGCCAGGGAGCGCGCGAACTCGTCGGCGGAAAGCTCGTTGATGCGCATTAGGCGGCCACCTCCGAGGTCCCGGCCTTGACGTACAGCTCGTAGGGGACCCTCTGCGGGTCGTCCATGGAGTAGTGCGCCGTGAACTCGAAGTCGAACTTGCCCTTGGCCTTGTTGTCGGTCGTGATGGAGAAGCCGCCGGTGCTCAGCGTGTTGAGCATGTGGATGGCGACGAAGCCGGCCTTGCCGGACTTCGCGCCGTCCTCGTTTACCTCGGAGTAGTCGCCGACCCACCACAGGTCCTTGAAGTCCTCGGCCTTGATGTCGGTGCGCGGCGTGACCTTGCCGGTCTTCGTGTCGAGGTCGGCAGGTCCCACGAGGTCCGCGGCGACCTGGCCGGTGACGGTGACCATCGTGCCGGACACCTTGACCTCGACGCTCTCGACGCGCTTGAGCTCCTTCATGTTGGCCGGGCAGTTGTCGATGTCCTCGCCGAAGTCGGAGTACGTGGGCGTGGCCGTGAACTTGACGCCGCCGCTGGTCGCGCCGAGGATGCTCGCGCGGGTCAGCGTGGCGGTGGCCGGGTCGAAGTCGCGGAGCAGGACGCCCGCGTTCAGCTGCATGTTTTTGAAAACCGTGTCTGGAAGCTGCGTGAACTTCATTCCTTTACCCCCTAGGGCTAGAAGTCTGTGACGTACTCGACGTCGATGTTTACGTAGCGGCGCTTGACGCCTGGCTCGCCGCTGTCGGCCGCCTGCCACAGAGGCGCGCCCCTCGTGAGCCACAGCGCGCCGCCGTCGCACGGGAGGACGACGCCGCCCAGGCCCAGGGCGCGGCCGATGGCCTCGGCGTCCGCGTTGGCCCTCGCCTCGCTCTCGGTCCTGCGCCACGCCTCGACGAGGACGGGCTGCGCCCCGTCTCCGAACGCGGCCGAGACGGGCTCGTAGGTCAGGTAGGGGAGGGTCGCGCCGTCCGGCACGGCCTGCGCCGCGTAGACGGGCATCCCGAACCGCTCGAGCCACGCCTGGAGCGCGGCGGTCTTGCTAGGCATCCGGAAGCCCCCATTCCTCGGCGGTCGACTGGTAGAACGAGAACGTGGCGCACGCCGGGGCCGCGCCGTCGTCGCCGTTCGAGGTGACGCGGAAGACCTGACCGTCGCCGACGCGCCTGAAGACGTCGCCGAACGACAGGCGCTCCGGTCCCGTCACGGTGTAGGCGTTGGCGACGCCCGCCGCCTCGGCGACGCGGGCCTCGGATGACGTGTCGCGCGCGATCGCGGCGGCGAACGCCTTGCCCTCGCGCCACGTGACGGTGACGCCGCCCTCGCCGTCCGGGGCCTCGTCGCGCTCCATGCGCACGCACTGGACGGCCATGCGCTCGAAGAGGCGGCTCACAGCTTCCTCCACGGCGCGAGGCGGGCGGCGAACACGGACTGCCATGTGGAGCCGCCAGCGCCAGCCTGAGACCCGCTCGCGGCCGCCTTGGTGTAGCTGTAGCCCCCGAAGCTCTCGGAGGCGTATGGGCTGTCCTGGTCCTCCCCGTACTTGGCGCACCACTCGGCGACCTCGGCCGCGAGGTCCGTCACGGCCTTGGGCACGGACAGCGCCCAGACCGAGCCGGTGAACTCCGGCTCGTCCTCCAGCTGGCCGTCGCACGGCCACGGGCGCACGCCGTCGTTGAGGCGCGAGCCCCTGATGCGGACGTACTGGCCCTCGGCGGCGAACCCCTCCGGCACGCCGACCAGGCGGCCGCCCTCGACGGACAGCCGCCCGGCGTGGATGCGGCGCTCGCGCGTGACCGGGTTCCGCTCGAACCAGTTGTTCAGGTACTCGAGCACCGCCTCCAGCATGGCTAGGCCAGCTTCGGGGCGGTGCCGATGCCCTTGAGGACGCCGGCCTTGAGCGTGTTCTTCAGGACCACGCCGGCCACGAGCTCGACCTCGCCGGTCTTGACGGCGCCGGGCTGGGCCATGTCGGGCATATAGGACTGGACCACGCCGGTGCCGGTCGGCGAGATGCCGTGGAAGCCGTCGAGGCCAAGGGACACGGCGTAGATGTCGGACTTGCCGAGCGCGGAGGCCGTGGCGGCGGTGTCGGCGACGGCGTCGACGGAGGCGGTGCCGTTGTAGTACTTGCCGAGGTCCACGATGGGCACGCCGTTGTAGGTCTCGATGTAGCGGCCGGCGTCGTCCTTGGTGCGCTCGTAGTAGCCGGCGCGACGGGCGATGCCGCGGAACCTCGTCAGCATCTTGCCGTTCATCATCAGCATGTTCGCGCCGTCCACCTGCGAGAGCAGGTAGTCGACCTCGTCGAGGAACGCCTGGGCGTTCTTGGTCATGAGGTCGGCGGTGGAGACGTCCACCTCGGAGTCGATCTCGTTGGAGGTGCCGGTGAGCATCTTGGCCAGGCCGTCGAACGTTCCGTCGGGCTTGCCCGCGCCGGCGGTGCCGGAGGCCTTGCCGTTGATGACGAGGTAGTGGAACTCGTTGGCCACGGCCTTGATCTTCTGCTCCAGCTGGAAGGCCAGCTCGTCGACTGCGCCGGAGGTGTTCTGCAGGACGCGGTCGACCTGGAAGGCGCCGCCCATGATGACGGCGTTGGTGGTCTTCTTCTCGCGCTTGGCCTCGTTCGCCGTGTACTCGGCGTTGATGGCGCGGACGCCGGCGGTCGCCGGGGTCTTGAGCTGCGTGTAGCCGTAGGCCAGCGTGGAGCCGCCGGTGCCGGGCGAGATGGCGTTGTCGAACGTCAGCTTGTCCAGCAGGAGGGACGAGCGCTGAAAGGTGTCGATGACGTTCTTGTCGACGTGGTCGGCCATGCCGGCCTTGGCCTCTTGTAGGGTGATGGGCATGTGTTACTCCTTGTCGTCGTAGCGTTGGTGGAGCGCCTCGCGCAGGTTCTTGGGCGCTGCGGAGCCGCCGCCGCCCTTGGGCGGGTTGGGCACTGGTGCGCCCTTCGTGTTGGTAGATACGATGAAGTCGGCCCAGTCGGACTTGATTGACTCGGCGAGCTCGTCGGCGCCCTCGATGGCGCCGTCCTTGACGGTCACGCCCGACAGGTCGGAGACCTTGAGCACGGTGTCGACGCGCTTGGGGTCGACTCCCTGCTCGGCCAGCAGCTTGCGGTACAGGCCGCGCTTCTCGCGCTCGGCGGCCTCGCCGTCTACCTTGGACTTGAAGTCGTCGAGCTCCTTGCACTTGGCCTTGTACTTTTCCTCGTACTCGCCGGCGCCCTCACCTGCGGCCTTGGCCTCCTCGAGCTGTTTGCGCAGGCCCTCGGCCTCCTCGGCTCCCGTCTTGTAGCGGTCGCGCTCGGCCTTGAGGCCGTCGATGCTCTCGACGTGCTCCTCGATGATCTGGTCGATCTTCTCGTCCTCGATGCCCATTGCCTTGAGCATCTTGCGTGTGAGTGCCAACTTCTACTCCCGTTCCTCGGAATGGCTTACGCGCCGCCTCCCGGTTCCTCGGGCGCGCCGCGTGCCGCGGTCCCTCGCGGCCGCCGCGATTGTCGGCCACCCGTAACGCGTCACCCGCGCAGGTGGGCCTCCACGATCGCGCGGTACGTGTCGCCGTGTCCCGTCGCCGCCGGGCGGAGGAACGGCTGCGCCTCCTGCCTCGATGTGCCGTACTCGACGTATGGCCCGTACTCGACGTTCGTTCCGATGTACACGGCCTTCTCGCCTGGTCTCGTGACGTGCGTGATGCTGTTGCGCAGGCGGCCCGTGTCGACCGGGCACAGGCGCTTGGCGAAGCCCTCCGCGGCCAGGCCCACCTCCTCGAGCGCGGCAGCGAGCGCCTGGTCGATGGCGTCGGCCACCTCGCGCCGGTTGTCGGCCCTCACTTCGAGGATTCCGCTGACGTCGAAGTCCTCAAGGTGCTCGACGTCGAAGCTTCCGGACTCGTCGCTCATCATCACGGCCATGCGCGCCCCCTATCCGAGGAGCGCCTGCACGGCGCGCTCTGCGGCGGCGCGCTCTGCGGCGGCGCGCTCTGCGGCGGCGCGCTCTGCGGCGGCGCGCTCTGCGGCGGCGCGCTCTGCGGCGGCGGCCTGGCTTAGCAGCAGGCCGCCGCCGAAGATGCTCTTTCCGCGCAAGCGCTGCTCGTCGAGCGCGGAGATGCGGCACGCGTCGCGCCTGCGGACGCGGTAGGGCGTGCCGTGCGCGGCGAACCACTGCGCCCTCGCGGCGGTGATGACGTCGTCGGGATACTCGTACTTGGCGACGGCCTTCCTCGTCGCCTTGAGCCGCGCGTCGTTCGCCTCGTTCAGCCTGCGCCCAAGCTCCGGCTCCGCCTCGAGGACGTTCTCCCCGTCCAGGTTCGTCACGAAGCCCGTGCGCACGACGGCGCCGTTCTCGTAGGTGATGTTGGCATCGCAGACGATGTGGTCGACCTCCATGCAGCGCCTGCCGCTGAGGCAGGTGAGCGACGGCGCAAACAGGAAGAACCTGATGCCGTGCTCGAGGTAGAACGCCTGGATCCTGGCGAGGATGGAGAACGGCGGGTTGTCGACCACGACGCAGCCCTCCGGGTACTCGAAGGCCTCGTAGTCGCCGCTCGGCCAGAACGGCCTCACGACGTCCGCCTCCTCAACGCCCCATCGCTCTCGCACGTAGTCGAGCACGACGGCGTACACCTCCGTCGGCGTGTAGCAGTCGTCCGTGGTCCTCTTCGGCTTGAACTTCTCGACGAAGCCCTCGTAGTCGTTGAAGCTCTCCCTGCTCTGGCTCATGTCCCTCCCCGCGCTCGGTTGCTTGCGGGGATGGTCGCGCCGCCGTCACGCGGCATGAGAAAGGCCCCGCCGGAGCGGGGCCTCACATTCAGATGAGCGGCGACATAGCTAGCACCAGGCAACGTAGCCGGACTGCTGGAACTCGCCGGACTTGTTAAGTTCCTCGAGCCTATGACCAAGATGATTTGAATAGGAGGAGAACCTGTCGGCCCTCGCCCTCTCTTCGACAGACCATGTTCCGTCATCACGGTTGAAGGAGAGGCGACCGCGGTCAGACATGTCCTTATCTGGGTAATAGTCATAGACGGCATGACGGTCCGTCAACTCGACAAGCTCAAACCATGTCACCGTTTCCAGCCGCCTTCCATTCTTCGAGGTCCTTCATGTAATTATACCCGTCCATGCATGTCTTGATATGTGCCTCCTCGTATGACATGCCAGACGCCATGTATCCCGCCTCGCGAGCTTCGTGCTCGATGAGTGTCAAGTCGTGCTTGAACACGACCTTGCCCTCGCGTAGGCGTTGCCAGCTCTGAGCCATGTCGTAATCTGGATCAAACCGGTGGCGACCGGTGGCGAGGTCGTGTTCTTTGACGAATACGTGTTCGTATGCCGTCCGGACCTTATCAGCCGAGAAGCCCGAGGACTGCGCCACGGCTTGAACCTCGAGCTTTGCGTCTCGTTTCCTGACCTCCTCGTAATAGCTGACGGCGTGGGCGAACCTCCTTCTCTCTCCGGGGTCGTTCGAATCGTCAAGAGCGCCTGAGACAGCACCAGAGATTCTGGTCAGCGCCCCGTCGAGCACGCTCTGCTGGTCGCCCGCGCTCATCCTGCGGAACGAGCCGGATGGGATGCCGTACTCGCGAAGCTGCTCGGTGAGCAGCCTGCGCGCCTCGGTCGCCGACACGCCCGCGGCGTCGAGCTTGCGCCTCGTGCCGGGCATGTCCATGAACTCTGAGATGGTGCGGTTCGCGGGCACCGGTCCGCTGACGGCGGGCTTCGTGGCCTTCCACTGCTCGTAGGTCATGCCCTCCGGCAGCCTGCTCCAGCGCCTCGCCCCGGACTGGTCCACGCCGTCGACGGCCGCGACCAGCGTGCAGCGGCAGTTGCACGTCTCGGAGTACGGCGCCGCCGGGTCGCCCGGGTAGCGGCACCCGTTCGAGAACTTCCCGCCGACCTCGACGCGCTCGCCGTCGAGCTGCCTGTGGCTCGAGCGCGTGCGCTCGTCGAGCGTCGCGAGCCATTCCTGGCCGAGCCTGACGCCCATGCCCTGCGCGCGCCTGTAGCTCTCGACGCGCCCGGCGCACTCCGCCGCCGTGACCGACGTGCGCGCGGCCCTCGTGGCCGCCGCCACGTTCGAGCCGGTGACCCTCGCGACGCGCGCGGCTATGTCCGGGATGCCCTCGCCGAGCGCGACGCCCTGCGCGAGCTGGCTCGACACGAGCCGCCTGTTCCACGCCCTGTCGCGCCCCTCGTCGACCTTGAGCTTGGGCAGGTATGCGTCGCGGTCCGCGAGGAGCGTCTGCGCCGTCGAGGCGTCCTGGAGCGCGAACGTCGTGTCGACCAGCGCCGCGGCCTCGACCTGGTAGGTCCCGTAGTTGTAGTTCTCGGCGAAGACCTCCGGCAGCCTGCCGGACAGCGCGGCCATGGCGACCTCGTTGGCGTGCGTGTAGCACCAGGCCACCTGGTCGAGCGTCGCCCGGTAGCGCCTCCCGGTCAGCATCCTGCCGCGCCGCCACTCCCGGTACTCGTCCTCGGCGAGCCTCCCGGCCGCGACGTCCGCGCGCCTCTCGGCGTCCTCCGCCTCGAACCCCGCGAGGAACGAGCGCAGCGTCCTCCCCGCGTCGTCCTGCGCCTCGCGGTACGTCTGCCTCGCGTCGCGCAGGAAGGACTCGACTGCGGCGTCGGCGGCCTCGTGCCCCTCGTCCGCGGCCACGGGCTATCCCTCCAGGCCGTCGGCGGGCGTCGCGAGCCCCAGGCGACCGCCGTCCTCGGCGTCGCGCTTCTCCAGGATCTTGGCGACCTCGTCGGGCGTCACGTTCGGCAGCTTGCGCAGGATGGTCTCCTCGTCGAGCCACGCGGCCTCCATGGCCACGACCTCGACCTGCTCCTTGACGTTGCTCACGCGGTTGCGGGTGAAGACGGGCGTGTCCTCGATGCCCTGGAGCGCGAGCAGGTCCATGATGCCCTCGCGCATGTGGCGCTCGAACTCGTCGGCCTCCTCGTCCATGGGCTGGTAGGCCGCGTCGATGTGGTCGTTCGTCGCCCCGGCGGCCACCGCGTGCACGTCGAGCGCGCCGAAGTCCTCGTACATGTCCGCCTTGAGCTGCGCCAGCACCTCGCGGCGCGACGCGACCGGCACCTCCTGCGTGTACGGGGTGACGCTCTGGCCCGCGTCCGTCTCGGCCTGCGCGACGTGCGTCAGCTTCAGGCGCGAGCGCCACTCGTCCAGGTCCTCCGGGTCCATGCCCTGCGCGCCGCTCAGGATCCAGTACACCTGCGCGCAGTCCTGCACGTCGTTGCACAGGCCGCTCTTGATGAGGTCGTAGGCGTCGATGCCCTCGCGCATCCCGACCAGCGTGCTCTGGTGCGCGTCGCTGCCCCAAACGGGCACGATGGGCAGGCGCGAGTAGTTCTCCTCGTCCACGGCCAGCGCGACGCCGTCGGCCGGGATGCTCTGGTAGGTGACCTTGTATGCCCGCTTTTCGCCCGTGGCGCGGAGGTCGAACGTGTCCACGCCCTCGGCTGCGAGCCCGGTGTACCCGTCCTCCTCGTACAGCGTCGCGTTCCACGGGTGCAGCCGGTCGATGCGCCAGAACCTCACGCCCGCGCGCAGCGCGCCGGTGGTCCCGTCCCACACCGGGCAGAACTCGTCGGCCGTGAACACGTCGACGTGGTCGAGGTTCCAGAAGGGGAACGACACGCCGTGGATGAGCGCGTTGAGGCCGATGGCCTTCACGTCGTCGTCGAAGCGCGGCCCCAGCGCCTCCTTCGTGACGTCCTCGCCGCTCCCGTCCTTGCAGTCGACGAAGGACACGCCCTTGCCGAGCGAGTACATGCAGCGCTGGACGTTCAGGCGCTTGAACAGGTTCGACGCGACGCGCAGCTTCGAGGCCGTGAAGTCCTCGGCGCTCGCGCCCGTCGCGCTGTACAGCTTGCGCACGAACCGGCTGATGGTGACGTTCCTCTGCCGGTAGTACTCGTTCGCGTCGACGGCGTTGCGCCACAGCTCGCCCTGCGTGTACCGGTTCAGCGCGTCCGCGCAGAACTCCGCGGCGCTCCCCGCCGCCTCCAGCTCGTCATACGTGACGATGGACCCCTTGGCCATGCGTTGCCCCCCACATGCTGTAGCCACGGGCCTTCCGGCCCTCGTTGATGCGCAGGCTAGCGACGCCGTAACGGAGGGCGTCGCAGCTGTGGTCCTCGACCTTGACGGGCCTGTCGTCGCCCTCGCGCGAGTCCCACCTGTAGCCGGACAGCTCGCGGACCAGGCCCTCGCACCCTGACCAGACGCGGACGTCGCCGCGCGCCATGCACGCGCCCGTCTCGCGGATGCCGTCCATCACGTCGTTGCGGGCCTTGTAGACCTTGAACCCGGCGCGCCTCATGGCGGCGATGAACGACGCGGCGCTCGGGTCCGCGAAGAACCTCGTCCCCCTCGGCAGCCCGGCGGCGAACGCGCGCATGTCCTCGACGTAGTCGGCGTCCGTCTTCTGGCGGCCCTCGTCGCGGCCGCTGTAGCGGTACTCGCCCGCGACGTGCCACGTCGCGCCCACCCTCGCCCACATGAGCGCGGCGAACGCGTTCTGCGTGCCGTAGTCGAGGCTCACGGCCCACTCCTCGACGGCGTCGGCGTCGGGCCTCTCGTCCTCCAGCGCGTCGGCGTAGTCCGGGTAGACCAGGCCCTCGGCCAGCGTCCACAGGCCCAGGATGTAGCGGTCGTAGAAGACGCCCGTGTACATGCGCTCGTATCGGTCGATGACCTCCTGCGACAGCGTCGGGTTGTCCTGCATCTCGAAGTGCAGGTGCAGCAGGTTCAGCTCGTCCGCGCGGTCGACGAACTCTGTCTTGAAGAAGTGCGACGGGTACGACGGGTTGCAGTTGAACCACAGCTTCGAGCCGCCCACCGAGCAGCGCGCGACCATCTGGTCGACGAACGACTTGGGGAACAGCGCGACCTCGTCGGCGTAGCACCCAGCCGCGGTCAGGCCCTGCAATGCGTCCTGGCTGCGCTCGGTGTTCGCGCCGAACAGGTGGTACGTGTTCGTGCCGATGGAAATGCGGCTCTCGGAGCGGTTGAACGACCACGCCCAGCCGAGCTGCCGCAGCACCTCGCCCATCGGCCCCACGACGTTACGCTTGAGCGCCTCGACCGTGACGCCGGCGACTATGAACCGCTGGCGGCTGAACCGGCGCTGGCTCCACAGCAGGAAGCCCAGCACCATGGCCCACGTCTTGCCGCTTCGGATGGCCCCCTCGGCTATGACGCCCTCGCGCGACTCGGTCCCGGTGCCCTCGGCCCACCACGTCGCCAGGGTCCGCTGCCGCGCGCTGAGCGCCCGCGTCATCGCAGCCCCAGCGCGTCGACGAAGCCCTTGATGCGCTCGTCGTCCCTCTCGGCGGAGCGGTCCTCGACCGGCCTGACCGGCTTGGCGTAGCGGTCCGGGTACCTGCGCTCGAGCAGCCACGCGGCGGCCTGCCACGTGTCGTCGGAGGCGCGCATGATGCGAGTCACGAGGGCCGCCTCGCGCTCGGCGTCGGCCTTTTTAAGCGCTTGGGCGAGTTGCGCCTGGTTCTCGGTCTTCGGGTGGTTTATCCAGCGGGAATACGTGTCGGCCCTCACGCCGAGGGCGGCCGCGATCTGGCAGTCGGGGAGTCCCGCGCGGCACAGCTTCAGGGCGGTCCTGATGCCGTCCTGCGTCAGCCTCTCCTTGCCGCCCTTCGCCATTCTTCAATCACGTCCCCGCTGGTAGATGCCCTAGCGGACGCGCCGAAGCCGCACGTTCCGCCCCCTTACGCGTCGCTGGCAGGCGCGCGCGTCTGCCCGCTAGCGTAAGGGCGGCGGAACGGCAAATAAAAAGGCCACCGATCGCGCGGTGGCCTTGTCGTGGTGCATGGAGCGACCGGGTCGGAACCGACCCTCCGCTATCCTTCGACTCTCTCGGCGGTGCCGCCGGTCAGGCGCTCCCACCTGTCGAGCCTCCCCTTGCTCACTTCTTCCGACCCCTCTCCCTGAACTCGGCCTGCCTTATGCGGGCGGCCTCCTTGGACTCCTCCAGCCTGAGCGCCCGCTCGCGCAGGTAGCACCCCTTGCACAGGCGCATGGCCCGCGCGGGCGCGCACTCCGCCCACACGGGCCGCTCGTCGCAGGCGATGCACAGCCCGTCGATGGCCGCGCCCCTGCCGTACCGGGCGCGCGCGTGCCTCACGGCGCACGGCGTCAGGCCCATCGACTCGGCCACCTCGCGCGCCGTGTGCCCCGGGTGGGACCTCATCTCCTCGACCATCTCAGGCGTCCACCTCGCGTAGCCCCTCCTCGCGCCGTGCCGCGGGGAGGGGAGTTGTGTAGATTCCGTAGATGGGTCACTTGACCCATCTCGGCGGGCCACCTAGCGGACCCCCGTCGAGCCGTAGCCGCCCTCGCCGCGGTCCGTGCCGCCCAGCCCGCCCACGCGCTCGAACGCGAGGCGGACGAACGGGACCACGACCAGCTGGCACACCCGGTCGCCCGGGTTTACCGTGTACGGCTCCGTGCCGAGGTTGAGCAGCTTCGCCATGACCTCGCCGCGGTAGCCGCTGTCGATGACCCCGACGCCGTTGGCGAGGCAGATGCCGTGGACGCACCCCAGGCCGGAGCGCGGGAGCTGGAGGCCAACGTGGCCCTCCGGCACCTCGAGCCTGACGCCCGTGCCCACCCAGGCTGACTCGCCCGGCATGATGGTCACCGGCCCCGGCACGTCGGCGCGCATGTCCGCGCCCGCGTCGCCCTCGTGCTTGTAGACCGGCACGCGGTCCTCCGCGCAGACGGTCCTGACAGTCACCTCTCGCATCTGCTCGCTCCCTCCTCGGCGGCAATCCGCCGTATCTCCCTGCCGCTGCGCCTGAACCTCTCCTGGAGGTCCCTCATCGGCACGCCCGCCTCGTACGCCCTCGCCAGGCGGCGTCGCGCGGGCCCGTCCATGACGGGCGCCTCGTAGCGCCTCACGATGTCCCCCATCACTTGTCGTCACGCCCCATCCGCAGGTACGCGAGCTCGTCCCGAAGCTCCTCGCGCTCGGCGAGCGCGTCGAAGACCCACGCGAGGAGCTGCGAGCACGAGATGCTGGCGAACTCCTCGCCCATCAGCTCGTAGTCCAGGGCCTCGGCACGCAGCCGGTCCAGGCCCTCATGCGCCGTCCCGTCACTCATCGCGTGACCATCCTCTCCGTGTCGGCTCGTTTCGCGCTGCGCCGAAGCACGGCGACGCGCGACGCGACGCTGCTCGGGGCGCGTCCGGTCTCCTGCGAGACCTCCATGATGTGGCGCAGCAGGCACGCGTCCTCCTCCGGGGCCCACTTGTCGCGTGGGCGCTTCCACGCGAGGCCCATCGCCTTGGCCTGGTCGGCTATCGCGTCCGGCGTGCGGCCGGGAAGCGCCTTGGCCCACCCGTCCCACCACTTGCCGTGGCCGTCCCACAGCGACGCGAGCACCCAGCGCTCGGCGTCTGACCACGGTCGGCGCGCGGAATCGCTAACCTTCGCCATCGCCGCACCACCCCTCGGCGAGCTCCCTCATGTCGACGACCTTGGCGCTGGACGCGCCGAAGAAGCCCCGCAGCTCCCCGCGGACGTGCCGGTCGCACCGGTACTCGCGGCATATCTCCGGCCTCGCCGGGTACACGGCGCACTCGCCTGAGTCAGTGAGCCACGGGCACGTGAGGTCGACCTCGCCGCGTGGCTCGTGCGGCCTGACCCCGTTCTTCCTCACGTAGGGCTCGAGGCGCCGCAGGTCGAAGACGCTGACCGGCACGAACCTCGAGCAGCACTCGCCGCACCCGCGGCAGTCGCCCTTGTAGAGGTCCCTCACGCCGCGTGTCGCGCAAAGCGCGGAGTGTGCCGCCCTCGCGGCTGCGCGATCGTCACTCATCGTTCCTCACCACCCTCGCGCCGCAGTTGGGGCAGCACCTGACGGGAATCACACCGATACAGTTCGTCACCGCGTCGCGCCTGACGAACGCGCCGCAGTGGCTGCACCTGCCGTAATTTGCCCACGGGTCGCCCTTCATCTCGCACGTCGGGCGGTCGATGAGGTCGGCAAGGACCTCTCCGACTGTCACGCCTTCCCCCATCACGTCGAGGACTGAGTACGCAATCATGTTGTCGAGGAAGCCACGCGGGTCATCGCGCATAACCTCACGCATCCGCGCTGCCACCTCGCGGCGCTTATCGTCGCTAATCATCGTCTCCCCCTTCCGGGTCGATGAGGTCGGCCAGCCTGCGCATCACCCCGCGCCAGCTGCCATCTTCGGCCTCAGTGATGACCGCGAGGCCCTTTTGCAGGCTCAATCCGTAAAGGCCGTCGTTTGCCGTGTAGCGCAGTTTTTTAGCTATCACCCGGCGCTCGTCGTCGCTAGCCACGACTACCACCTCCCACTCATCACGTCGACCCTCGCGAGCACCAGCGCGAGCATCATCAGCGCCTCGTGCTCGAAAGTCGGCGTGCCGGCCATGATGTCGCACACGAGCAAGACCGAGTGCAGTGCGGCGACGATGTACCAAAGCCACGGCGCCAGTCGGTAAGTCCTCATCCGCTACTTCTCCTCCTTGAACCACTCGTCCGGTCGCTCGCAGCCGTCCTCGCCGTGTCGCCCGTGGTCATAGACCCAGTCGATCGCCTTGGACGTCCCACACTCGCAGCCGAGGTCCCGCGCGACCTCCCTGCCGCACACCCCGAACCACTTGTGCAGGTAGAGCGGATGGTCGTCCAGCACCCTGAAGCTCGCGCAGTTGCCGCAGGCCCTGTCACACATCTCCGCCACCCCCTAGAACGGGATGTCGCTGGCGTACGGGTCGTCCGCCGGGGCCGCCTTGGCGGGCGTCGCCTGCGCCTGCGCAGCGGCGGGGGAGGGCGACGCGGCGCGCGCCTCGCTGGACCTCTGCATCAGGTCGACCTCGTCGGCGACGACCTCGATGCGGGAGCGGTTGCGCCCGTCCTGGTCCTGCCACCGGTCCTGCCTCAGCCTGCCGTGGACGGCGACCTTCGAGCCCTTGGCGAGGATGCGCGCCAGGGCCTCGGCACGGTTGCCGAAGACCACGCAGTCGACGTAGTTGGGGTAGTCGCCCCACTCGCCGGTCGCCGGGTCCTTGCGGCGCTCGTTCACGGCGACGCCCATCGACAGGACGCCCGCCCCGCCCGCCGTCGCCCTGAGCTCGGGGTCCCTGGTCAGGTTTCCCGTGATGCTCACGCTGTTGACTGCCATCTCTTCCTCCGTTCGCCGCCCCTCGGCGGCATCGATTCCCGCGGGCGTCCCAGGGGCCGTCTCAGCCCCGGTGCCGCCATGCGCGGGCACTCACTCCAACCGGACCGGTAGCGCCCGTCAGGCGCGCCCATGGTCCGTCTCGGGCACGTCCCCGCGCCACGCGCGGAGCCGCCAGTCGTCGCCCGTCACCTCGATGCGCTCGCAGGCCCCAGCCAGGCGCGAGACCAGGCGCTCGCCCGGCATCCCGCCCCACGCCTCGCCGAGGCGGCCCAGCGGCAGGTTCGAGGTGCAGACGATCGGCAGGCCGTCGGCGACCCTCCGGTCGACGAGGCGCGTCAGCTGCTCGACGGCCCAGTCGGTGGCCCTCTCGGCCCCGATGTCGTCGAGCACGAGCAGCCCGGCCGACGCGGCGCGGCCCATCGCGCCCGGCTCGCCGCCGTCGAACGCGGCGCGCTCGGCGGCCAGAAGCTCGGCGGTCGTCACGATCCGCGCCGGGAACCTCGGCTGGCCGGTGCCGCCCACGACGGTCCCGAGGCCGTAGCCGGCGCGCTCCATCGCGAGCCTCACGGCGCAGGCGGCGGCGTGGGTCTTGCCACGGCCCGGGCGGCCCCACAGGTACGCCCCACGGCCCCGCCGGACCAGCTCGTCGACGCGGCGCCCCAGCTCGCTGTCGGCGTCGAGGTAGGCACCTCCGAGGCCCGCCTTGCGCAGCCTCGACCTGCGAACGGCGGCGACGAGCTCGGCCTCAGAGATCGGCGTACTCATCGCGCACCGCCCCCCTCGGCGCCTGCCCGGACGGGCCGACGCGGCCGCGCCCGCCGTCCCTGCGGCACCAGTTCCGCACCGCGGCCCTCCAGTCGCGCATCGGCGACGTGCCGACCTTCCAGCCCTTGGCGGCGTAGAAGTCGACGAAGGCGGCGGCGTCGATGTCGAGGCCCCTCTCCGCGGCGTAGGCGGAGACGTCGTCGGCCGACGGTGGCGAGAAGCGCGCCCTGGCGCGCCTTGCGCCCTTCATCTCTTTCTCTTTCTCACTCTCCTTCTCACTCTCACTCTCCTTCTCAGGACGATGCTTGGCGTCGCCCGTGCATGATGCTTGGCCGCCGTCGTGCATCGTGCTTGCTTCGTCGCGTGCATCATGCTTGGCGTCGCCCGTGCATGATGCCTGGTCGGGCGCGGCATCCGCGTCCTTGCCGTCGCGGCCCTGCCAGCGCGCCTCCGCCATGCCGCGCGCCTTGCGCTGCTTGGCCACGGACAGCTCGACGCGGCCCTTGCACGCGACGAAGGTCGGGTACCACGGCTCGAACGGCTCGGGCTCCTCGCCCGTCATGCCGAAGCGCACGAGGGCGTAGACGAACTCCCGCGCCTGGTCGTCGGGCATGTACTGCGCCGCGTCCCAGAAGTCGTCCTGCACGTTCACCGACATCAGCCTCGCCCTCCCTTCCTCGCCTTCGCCGCGTCCTCCAGGAGCGCGGCCGAGGCCGTAATCCGCCTCGAGTTCTCGGTCCACGGGTAGCCACCTCGGACCAGGTGCACCACCGTCGCGAGCGAGACCCCGCAGACCCTGCTCACTTCCTCCGCCGACATGCCCCGCCTCATGGCGGCGACCACGACCTCGCGGGCGCGGTCGCCGCCTGTGTGGCGCATGTCGCTAACGACCGGCACGACGCTCCTCGAGCGCCTGGAGCACCGCGACGCGCTGCCTCGCGCCCAGGCCCCTCACGCGGCGCGACGGCTTGACGCGGGCCTTGCGCATGATCGCGTCGGCCCTGGCCGTGCCGATGCCCGGGAACGCCCGCAGCCAGGCGAAGACCTTGCAGCTCCTGAGGCGCGGGTCGTCGAGGCTCGCCTCGGCGTCGAGCGTCCCGGCGCGCACCTCGTCGAGCGCCTGTCGCCTTGCCTCGCGCGCCGCAACCGCCTTGGCGAGGGCCGCCGTGCGCTCCTCCTCGCTGAGCACGGGGAGCTTGTAGCGGTTCGTGTTCTCTTCCATCTCTGTTCCTCCTAGAAGTCGACCGCCTCGGCGGCCTCGTCGTAGTTGCCCTCCATGGCCGCGTACTCGTCGGGCCCGTCGTCGACGACAGGCGCGGGCTCCGCCTCCGGCGCCTCAACCGGCTCGGGTTCCGGCACGGGCGCCTCGAGGACGTCCTCGGCCGGGGCGGGCGGCACATCGGCCACCCTCGCCGCGGACATCTCGTCGGAGTCGTAGATGCCGCCGTAGGCCCCCGGGTACGCCTCGCGCAGCGCCTGCACCAGCGCGACCTTGCGGATCATCGTCGCGGGCTTGGTCCTCCAGAGGCTGCGGTGCTGGTCGTACTCGTCGAGGCTCACCTCGGCGCGGCTCGGGTGGCCGCGGCGCTTGTCGTAGACCTCGGCCCAGCCGCCGACCAGCTTCTCGGTGCTGCGCCCCACGATGCAGCCCTCGCGGTACTGGATCGCGCCCGTGCGGTCGACCACCACGACGCCCGCGCGCAGGCCGTCGAAGCCGGGCTGCTGCGTCGCCGTGCGGACGAAGTAGTCCTTGCTCACGATCACGCTCGCCTCGACGCGGCCCGTGCTCTTGTTCATGAACGCCGTCATGTAGGCGTCCCCGGCCAGCGGGTTGAGGCCGCGCGCCTGGCACTTGGCCATGAACGCGAAGACCTCGCGGTCGTCGACGCGCTGGCCGCCCGTGACGATGTAGCGCTGCACGATTCCCGGCGTGAGCTTGACCTCGCTGCCGTCGCTCGCCTGGTACCTGACCAGGCCCCTCTCGTCCGTCATGCGTTCCTCCTGGTCCCGTGGATGTCGTTCTCGCGCAGGAAGGCCATGAGCGCGTCCAGCTGCGCGTTGGTGCACTCGAACTCGAACACGTAGCGCCTGCGTGGCGCGGGTCCCGCCGTGGCGTCAGTCGCCGCCGGCCTCGGCGCGGGCCTCTCGGGCCGCCGCGGCGTCCGAGCCTGCGCCGGGGCGGGGGAGACGTCCATCGACGTCTGCGCCCCCTCGAGCGACGCCGCCTGCGCGGCCCTCTGCGCGTCCAGCTCGGCGATGCGCGCCAGCCTCTCGCGCTCGTCCCTCACCCGGCCGACCGCGGCCCCAAGGTCCAGCGTGCGGAAGTACTCCGCGCGGCACGCGTCGCGCTCCTCCGGCGACATGTCGAGCGCCTGGATGGTGCCCTCGTCCCTGGCGATGCCCTCGACGACCTTCGCCAGGTCGTCCATGCACCGGCCCTCGCCGGTCGAGCGGTTCTGCCACTTGAGGGCGGGGCCGCGCAGGTCCCACACCAGGTCGAACGGGCACAGGCCGTCCGCCAGCGCCGGGGCCATGTCCGCGTAGGCCTCGCGCATCGCGGCGCGCCTGCGGTCGATGACGCCCGCGTCCCACTCGTCGAGCTGCCTCTTGTACTCGCGCTCGACCCTGCGCAGCGGCTCCAGCGCTTCGGCGGCCCCCGTGCGGAACCTCGCCACCGCGTCCTCGACGGTGCGCGTCATGTCCATGCGGCGCTGGTCGATGCTCGCGATGTCCTTCCGCAGGAGCGTGCGCGACTGCTTGATGTCGCGGTAGTCCGCCTGCGTCTCGATGGGGTGGGTGCCGTACTTGCCGAGCAGCGCCCCGACCTCGTCCCTCGCCTCCGCCAGCCACTCGTCCGCCGCCGTAAGCTCCGCGGGCACGTCGAAGACCTCGGCCTCGACCTTGACCGCCTCGACCCTCTCGTCACTCGCCATCGCCGGCCACCTCCCCCTCGTCGTCGGAGGTCGCCGGCCAGACGTGGACCTCCACGCGCTCGCCCTGCCCGCGCCGGCGCGCCATCTTCGTCACCATCAGGTAGGTGACCTGGGCGTCGTCCTCCCACGCGAGGCCGTCGAGCGCGTCGAGCACGAGCTTGGCCACGTTGTCCAGGTCTGGCCTGTAGGTGTCGGGCTCCGTCGCCACGCGCGCCGGGCGCCTCGCGGGGAGCGGGCGGTACGTCGTGATGGACACCGCCACCGGCTCGTGCGCGGCGAACAGCGGCCGGGGCATCCCCGTCCCGCTCGTCGCGGCGAGCCACTCCGTCTGCACCAGCTCCATCGCGCGCCGGGTCTCGGCGGGCGTGTACGTGCCGCGGGCCCGCGTCGTGCGCGCCCTCTGCTTGCCCCTCACCTCGGGCACGGAGAAGGACACCGAGCGCCCCTCCGCGTCTGCCATTGGTTCCATTGCGTTATCCTCTCGTTGGTCAGTGGCGCGCGCCCAACCTTCCACGTCGTCGCGCGCCCTCCCTCGCGGCCCTGCCAGCCCCAGCTGGTGGGGCCGCTTCTAGTACTCCGTGAACATGTACAGGTCGATGCTGTCGGCGTTCACGACCCGCTCGCTGCGCATCCGGTCCGGCCTTCCGCTCATGCGGGCCGCCACGCTCGGCACGCTCTCGACGCACCCCTCGGCGACCAGCTTCCGCATGGTGCCGACCCCGCAGCTCGCGTAGTACGCCGCGTCGCGGATGGTCAGCCAGCCCTTGCCGCGTCGCGCCGGGACCGACATCGCGGCCTCACCACTCGCCATCGCGCTCACCTCCCTCCCGCGCCAGGGACCTCGCCAACGCCACGGCCACCGCCACGCACCCCGCGACGAACGCGACGAACACTGCGTCGAGCAGCGCCTCGCCGAACAGCGACCACAGCGCCCACACAGCCAGGCACGGCGCGACCCCGCTCAGCGTCAGGCCGATTGCCGCGGCCTCGCCTGCCTCGCGCACCGTCATCGGTCCCACTCCCTCTTCGTGTAGCTCATGTCTTCCTCCTGCTAGAATTCGGCCCGTCATGGAACGGAGGCCGTTGATGGATAGAGTCCCCTGGTACCTCGCGCTGTACTTCCTGAGGATCAGGTCGCACGCGATGGAGCCCGGCTACTTCGAGAAGCGCTTCTCCGGGCTTTGCGTCGAGGACGCGAGCAACGAGCGCTTCATGGCCGAGGAGCTGGAGAGGCTAGGGCTCATAAAGCTGAGCAAGAACCTCTCGGAGCTTTCTCTTCACGAGAAAGACGGCTCGGGAGAGTGGGTCTTCTCCTTCAACAGCGAGTTTCTGCTGAAACCAAAAGGCCGCTACTTCGTCCGCCGTCTCGCATTCGAGATAGCCGGGAGCCTCTGGTGGACGGCCGTCACCGCCGTCGTGGCCGCTGCCGTCGCCCTCCTCGTCCGATAGCTCCTCGTACCGGGTGAGCCTCGGCGAGTCGGCCAGGTAGAACTCGCAGCCGCCGAGGAACGCCTTGGCCCCGTCTAGGCTCTCGGCCGTGACGAGGCACGAGCCATGGCGCTCGCCCCACCAGTGCACCCTCCAGGTCTTCATCGGTTCCTCCTTGATCGCGGTCAAATCTAATTTGACTTCATCGCCAAAAAAATATTCGGGTCCACCCCGAAGTGCTCCCCGAGGGCCTTCGCGCGC